TAGCAACCGCATCTAATAATGCTGCTGGACTTTCTAATACAAGCAATGCTGAGGCCACTTCTGCAGTAATAACTACAGGATTACCGTTAACATCTTCTCTTACTTCTACTGGTATTAATGGTGGAAGGTCACGATATTCAAGTCCCGCCGCTTCTATGGCTCCTGTTTCAACTGGAGCACCTTCTGCCGATGTTACTAAAACATCTGCAACTAAATTTTTTTCTGCTAAAGTAAACTTGCCGTCTTCGTTTAACGCTTCTGATAAGTTTACAACTTCTGCAGTTGTTATTTCTCCGTCTGCTGATAACATTTCTGTAATAAATTCTGCTTCCGCCTCTGTCAAACCACCCTCTGATAATGTTGATGAAACTTCTGCAGCAATTTCTTCAGATACTTCTCCACCATTAGCAATTGCCTCTAAAACTTCTGTAACCTCAGAAGCATCTAAACCACTATCTGAAACTAAATTACTAACTATATCTTGCACTTCTTCTACGGATAAGGTATCATTATCTTGTGCTATTTCTTCAAAAGAATCCTGACTTTCTTCAAGAATATTTTCTAGTTCATCGTTGGATGAAGATTCATCAGATTCAGGTGTATCCGTTTCAGGAGATTCAGTTTCTTCGGAAGGCACTTCTTCAACAGGAGTTTCCTCTGCAGGAGTTTCTTCTATCTCTGTACTCTCCTCTTCAGTCGGAGTGGTCAAATCTGGTAAAGTTTGTTCAGGCGCATAAATAAAAGATGGTTGTGACGGAGCCTCAATAATTTCTTCTTCTGGTGCGGGTATAGAAATAACAACCTCTGTATATTCACTTACAGGTCCTGACCAGTTAGCAACTCTAACAGTATAGGTAGCACCTTCTGTCAAGCCAGTTAGTTCTATAGATTCTGGAGCGCCGTCTGTATTATAAGTGCCACCCTCATATGGATTTTCTGCATCTGGGTCATCTGTTATTACTTGATAGAACCAAGTGTTTGCTGTGTATCCTTCTGGTAACTCTGGTGCAATAACAACTGTTGTTCCTTCAATTACTGGCTCTAATAATGTTGGTGCTGGAGTAGGAATATTATTATTAATAGCAGTGATTAATTCAGTTGCGTTAGTTGTTAATGTAGTTTGAAGAGTATTCTTTGTAGATACCGCTGAGTTTACGGTATTACTTAAAGATGTAGTATTAATAGCATTTATTGCTGATGTGTTTATAGTATTTTGAGAAACTACTGGTGTAAGACTTGAATTTAATTGTATAATAGTTGCATTTGCTGCATCTACTGCTGCCTGAACTGTTTCTGTATTTGGATCTACATACGGTGTAAATTCTGAACCTTGGCTTATTTGTCCAGCAAATCCTGATCCTACATTTGTATCTTCAATAGGAGTAATTGCTCCATTTGTTGTTTCTCTATAATTAAATCTTGCTTGATCTGGTATTGGACCTACAGCAGTTACATTTGCTATCCACGCTCCATCGTTTGGATTAACATCAGCATTAAATCTTACCTGTACCATCTGTGTAGAGGCATCTTGTTGAGGAAATGGCCTTAAGTCCCAAGCAATATCTAGACTTGTTCCAGTAGTTGAATATGTAATTCCTGTTCCTGTACTCCAAGTAGTCCAATCCCATCCAGCAATAGAAACTGACGGTGCATCAGGAGTTTGATAAAAAATCCATCCTTGATCTACACCAAATGTTATTGTTGCATTTGATCCAACATAAACATCATTGTATAAAATTCCCCCCATCTGCATTCCAAAAGGTAGGTTCATCCTTACGCCAGCATCATCTACTCCAGCAAGAACGTTTGTAGTAGTTCCAATAGTTGCTTGTAAATTATTAACTGCTGTTTGGGCAGCATCAATGGCAAGGTTTGCTTGAGTTAGTTCAGTTTGTGCTGTTGTTTGTGCGGTTGCTGCTGCTGTTTTTGCTGTAATGGCTTCAGATGTTTCTACTTGAGCAGTTGATGTGTCAATGTTATTTATAGAGATTTGGGCTGTAACAACAGTATCTTTAGCATCTTGAACTACCTGCGAACTTTGATCTATTGGTGTAACAGATAAATCTATAGCACTAATTGTGGCTGTGGCTGTGTCTACTAAGGCTACATTTGATTGTGCTACCGAAACTGTTGCAGTCAATGTCTCTACTGCTGCCTGAGCCTCTACCCTTTCAGCAACTGCTACTGCTATAGTGGCTGTGGCAGTATCCGTGGCTGCAATAGCCTGCTGGACCTCTGTAGTGGCTGTTGCAAGGGCTGTATTAACTGCTTGTTGAGCAGGGCTAACAACAACTTGTTCTTGATTTTCTGTAGCGTGAGCACGATCAGGAGCCATTATTCCAAAAATTGTTAAGCACAGTCCCACCCCAAAGGCTAATATTAGTCTTCGTTTGAGATTGGTCAATTGAGTGGTGGTCTCCTATGTGTAATTATATTAGCAATTATACCATTTTTATACAATAAAAAAGAGGGTAGAAATTAATCTACCCTCAATTTTTATAAGGAGTTGTTAAGCCTTAACCTTTTTCTGAATCTTTAGTACAAGATTAGTTAAGGTTGTAATTAATGTTCTAAGTTGTCCAACAGTCACAGCCAATGCAGCCACAGCAGCAAGTGCTTGTGATGCTGAATCAGTTACTGTTGCAGTTGCAGACACCTTTACTTGACCTGCTACTGGTAAATCAGTTCCACCAGTTGCACTGATAGTAACTGTACCTGCAGATAATGGCATGTAAACCTTGTAAGTCTTTACGCCATTTGCGTCAGTTGTAATAGATGTTGCAGTAATTGTGTCGCTTGATCCACCAAAAGAATAACTTGTAGTAATTCCTGTAGAAGCAAGTAGGTTAGCATATGTCTTTCCAGACAATACCAAACCTGTTGCATCAACTGGTGAAAGAGTAATTGTGGCTTGCTCTCCTGCTACATAGTTTGCTTTATCAAAAGCCAACTTAATAGAAGAAACCGCAGCCTCTACACGCACAGTTACTGTGTCTGCAGAGATTGTTCCACTCTTTACTACTACACCTGCTGAACCAGTTTTAACACCAGCCAAAGAGAACAATGCTTCACCATTAGAGATAGAAGCAGTTGTTGCTGAGTTGCTGATTACTGTAAGATCACTTGAAGTTGCTGTTAATGTTCCTGCTCCTACAACTACGCCAGCAGCGTCATATGCTACGACAGAAAGTGCATCTGCATTAGAACCTACAGCAATTGTTGGCTTCTTTACAGTTGTAACAACTTTAGCAATATCGCCATAAAATGTTACCTTTTCTGTTGCTAAGATTGCGCCAGATGCTGAAGTAAGTGTAATTGTTCCTACTCCAGATGTACCGTCAGGAAATACACCAATGTAACTTCCTGCGGGAATAACTAATGATCTACCAAGAGCGGTAATTGTTGCATGGTTTGTACCATGTCCCAACATTCCTGCTCCTGAAATTGTTGCTGTAATTGATTCTGAAGCAGAAGCATTAGCAGCATTCTTTTGAGTTAAAACTATAACTGCTGAGGCATCAGAAGACACAGCCTTTGAAGCATACACAGTTGCATCTGTTGTTGCTGAGATTGTTTCACCAGCATTTAAAATAGATGTTGTATAAGCAGTTGATGCCTTAAGATCTGGAGCGGTAACAGTAACTGTCCATGTAAGGGCAGCAGATGTAACTGAACCAGATGCGCTAGTCAATGTAGGAATAAATCTAACTACATATGTTCCAGCCACGCTAGGCACATTAAGTGATGCTGTTAACTTTGCAGTAACATAACCAGTAGTATTAGTTGCTGGTGAAATTGCTGCAGTTCTTGTATCTGATGATAACGCTACTGTTGCGCTAGATGTTTCTGTAACAGCAAACTGTGGAACGCTAGCAGTAGATGGGGCAGACAACACTGCAGATATTACCGAAACGGTATCTCCAATTGATGTTCCCAAAAATGATACTGACACAACTGCTGTTGCAGTCTCGCCAGGATTGATTGTATCTGCTACGGCATCAATGGTGACAACGTCAGCATATACTGTAGCCTGTGTCGGAAGTGCCGACATCACGCCAAGTGTCAAGGCTGCAGCCAAGACTGTGGCAAGTTTCTTAAATGAATTCATTCTTCTCCTTATTAGTTTATATTAAGTTTAGTTTATCTAGAAAATCCTTAACATCGTTAGGCATTTCCCGATTATCTAATTCTACCATACGTTGCTGCTTCTCTGCAAGTCGTGTTGCAGAACTCCAAGTGTGGACCTCTATCTCTGTATTATTAGTCTTTGGAGTATGTGAAATTGCTGAAAATACCGCTCCACAAACTGCATCTGCTAAGTCTTTTGATTTTTTTCGAGGATGGTCAACTCTATTGCCTTTCATTATTTTTAATTCTGACATTTCTTCTAGCAGCAAAGGAATCATTGGCATTGCAACACGCTCTTCATAAATCATCATAGCCAAATCTTCGTAGTGTTTTTTAGCAACAGATACTGTTTCTGTTCTAATTCCAACAGCCTGCAACTCATTTTGAATGTCAAATGATTGCCAACGGTCAAAAGAAACCATACCAATGTTGAGACCTTCTCTACGTAAGTTAATAATCCACTGCTTTACCTCTGATAAATTCACTGGTCCTTCCGCTCTTGGCTCCCACCAAGCAACGGCATCAACAACAACAATAGGGGCTACCTGCTCATAATCTTTAATAACCTGAATATTAACCCATTTGTCAACATGAGCAATAGCAACAGCACACTTGTCATGTTTTTGTGCAAGGTCAGCATGGATATAATATATTTTTTCTGGATCTGCTTTAAATGTTTCGTCAAACCTTCTAAAAGAATCTACGGGATTTCTAGTATTCATACATTTTTCTAACTTATCTTTTTGTTTAAAAAACGCATCAGATGCATATGTAGGAACACAAGCAAAACGCATCATAGCATCGCCTAAGTCTGTATAAAATGCTAGTTTAAAATCATCTATCTTTCTAGTAGGATTTACTTCCCATGTTGGTCTTTTAAGTGCTAGAATTTTTGGAACCTTATATGAAATAATGCTATCTTCTTCCCAACTAATTTCAAATTGATTATTTATGTCATTGTGTGGTAAATCTTCATTCATGATAAAAATATGTTTCTTTTCTATTGTTTCTTTTTCTGCAATTACATCATCATATCTTTTAGAAATAAAGTCTCCTTGATACCGTGGAAAAGAAAGTAAAACTACCTTACCAAGATCTGGAAAACGAGAATCTACAGATCCACGAAATGCTTTATAAATATTTTCTGCAGTTTTACCTTGTTCATTACCAGTGCCAACCTCAGATGCAAAACCAGAAATCTCATCAAGCACTGCAAGCAATAAGTTTAAACCCTCATGCGATTCTCTTTCAGAGTGACCAGAATAAACTGTAATTGATTTATCAAACTCAACTGAGTCTGCTTTAGCGTTATACTTACCAGCAAACCATGGAGACTTCTCAATCTTTGTTTTAAAACCTTTAAAGAAAACGTTTTTTGCTTGTTGTGCGTTAATAGCAACGTTAATTAAATCTATTGCATCTCCACTTGGTTTTCCGAAATATCTTGCAGGATCTTTGAGACATAATAACTTATAAACAATATAAGCACAAGCAACAGTAGAGGTAAAATCTTTACCAGAACCTTTGCCCAACTGTAAGATGATTTCATTTTTAGTATATTTATCATAATATCTTGCCCCTTCTACAGATCCATATATTTCTTGCAGGTCTTCTCTTTTATATATTTGACTCATTGCTTCCACAATGTCATATTGAATTGAAGATAGCGGTGGCTGTCCTAAATAATCAGAAGACTCGACAAATGTTTTTGCGTCTACTGGCTTTTCTTCAAATTGATTTTCTTTTAATACTTCAAGAAAATCATTAAACATCGTGGACAATTGTAATCACTTCTCCTTCTTTGGCAATCTGAGAAAGACGTTGCATAATTAAATCACGCACCTCTGGATGCGTAGAAGCAATCTCTCTAAGTATTTCAACCAATACCTCTTGCCTTCTTTCAATCTGGATCATCTCTTCTGCAAGTTCTTTATTTTCTAACAATCCAGCCTTTTGTAACATTTCAATTCTAGATTTTTCAATATCCATAACTAGTTTAATTGCTTGAGTCTTTGCGCTAAGGTTATTTGTCATTGATGCCTCATCAATAACTTCATAAGATCTTGTTATTAATTTACTGTAGTGTGCATCAGCGCCAGCAAGTGCTTCTTTGGCACGAGCACGAATAGCATCATTAGCAGATGCCATAACTTTCCATTCATTAATTAATGAAACAACACGAGTTCTTGGAATATCTAACTCTTTAGAAATTTTTGTAGGATCTTGACCTTTAAGATACTCTGCAACAACCTTGTTTACTTCATCAAGATGGTTTACTAAATCTGACTCAGTTGACATGATATTTACCTTCTAGCCTATTAATTTCATCTTTAATATAAAAGATTGCTTTTTCTAAATCCTGTATTGTTTTAGCCTCATCTTTTAGTCCCGCTCTCCACAAATATTTAAAGGCATTGCCTATATTAAAATTTCGGTGTCTTGTAATTTCTATACACTCTACGCCACTTGGATCAGTTGTGTAGTGCAACGGATGATTAACTTGATCAACCGTAATATTTAAATTATTACTCATCGTTTTGACTTCCTTAATCCAAATTTTGCAAGGTATACATAGATTGTTTCTATGCTTGCCCCGCACTCTTTAGCAATATCCTCTGGAGATTTTTTATCCATAAGATACCTCTTACGAAGCCAAACCTCTGACTTATACAGTTTACCATTCATAAGGTTATTTGTCAACCTCTCCTGTATTAATATCATAATGATAACTATCTGAATCTTCAGTTATCCACTTAGAGGCATCTTCCACATCCCATTTTCTAGTATTGATAAGTCTATTAATCACAGGCTTTCCAGGCTTGGTAGTAAATGATGGTTCTAATAAAAATACTCTGTTGTTTGGTTGTATAGCAAAGTTGCCATCATCTCTTTGTATAACGTGACCGCATTTATGCTGCCCTGGATTTTCTGAGTATCCATCATCAAGTCTATTAGAATCAGGATTGTGCCAATCAAGAGTAAACAAATACTTGCCAGATATTTTTGTCTTTGTCCTGTCCATATAGGTCATACGCATGTTTGCAAGGTTTGCAAATTTAGTTGTAGTAACAAAAGGACTAAATGAATTCCATAAAACAAGATTGTGTATATCTTCTTCTGGTACATTTGGTTTAGTACAAAATGCATTAATAGGCATTCTCCACCAGATACCGCCATCCTCCATTAAAAAATGAAACAATGGGCTACGATTTTGAACGCTAGCCACACCAAAAATTACACAAGGAAAATATTGATCGTGACTATCTATTTGATCTCTTAAAAAATTACCACGAACATAACATTCAATTGGTGGTATGTTTGCATTTAACTCTGGCATTATTTTTCTCCTATTGCCTTATCCCAATTATTAATAGCCCAGTGACCGATACCACAAGCGTCAGCAACGTCATTATCGTTAATATTTTTATCATAGATGATTTCAATTAATTTCACAGTCCTTTCTTTTCTAAACTGTCTTTCAAAAGACTTGTACCAAGAATCTGATTTACCAGGATTCTTAGATCTAATTAATATTTGTTCTTCTTTTGTTAATTTTTTATTACCTAAATAGTTTTGCCAAGTAATTGGAGAAACCTTTCCCACTGTCCTAATGCCACACATTGCAGCGGCACCAAGCAATGCTCCTTGAACTAATGCAAGGTCAGCAGCAGTTTTTGGACTATTCATAAATACAGTATGCTCAATTACAATAGCATCTGCTTTCATTACCGTTTCAAAATATGCTTTAGTCTTTCTTGCTGCATCTCCTACTTTTAGGTATATATCACTTCCCTCAAAATTTATTTTGCCAATTTCTTTAAGGTCTTTATTATCAAACACCGCATATGCAAGGTTATTAGTACTAGCATCAATAGCGCAAATTCTTGTTGGCTGATTAGTCTTGTTCATAATCAAAAAATCCCTTTATCTCTTTTAACATTTTGTCTACTTCTTTTTTGCTTACATTGCAGTTAGAACAAAAGCCAG